CTCGAATATCATCAACGGACGTTCTACTCTCGGTATCTTGGTACTCAGCCTGCTTTTTCCGTCCCATGGTAACACGCCTAAACCGCCCATTGCAACAGGTACGTTCATAGCGGCTACGGGAAGCCTGTGTAACCTACACCATACGGTACTCAAGCTTTGCCAAACTTTATCAATCTCACCACCTCTACGCTTGATTGTTCCACATACGTCTCTGAGTGCTCTCAATACCATAGCCTCATCCCATTGCTGAGATGACCATGGCTTCCGTTGAACCAGACCTGGAATTGCTCTCATTATATAGCCTGAACATTTTCCATCTTTGTATCTGACTCTTAAGAACTCCATTGCCCTGTCGAGTATACTGAATTTGCCTTCTCCACCAACAACTCCAATCCTTTCGTAACCCTTAACTATAGCAGCAGCTTGTCCCCAGTTATCTGTATAAATAGCACTATCGTCACCTCGAATATACCGTATTACACCGTCCATACTCGCACCTGCTTCCTTTAACATTTTAAGTACAGTATAGGTCATTACAGTGTTCCAAGCATTGCCAATTACACTAGTCCATCTCAGACCGCTCATCAAGCCACCCGTTACTTTATAAGTACTAGTCTTGTCGCCGTCTCTGACCTCCAAACTACTATTTGAAAAACTCAAAATGATGTTTGTAGTTATCTCGTTATACTCTTCCATTTTATCTGTTGGTATGTTATGTCTAGCTAGTTCGATTAATATTTTAACCATATACACTATTTCATCAGTACTAGGTTGGTGATCGAAAGCAGCATAATCAAATGGTACACCGTATTTGTTGCTTGCTAAACTTAACATTTCAATCATTCGGTCTGTTTGTTCATTTGTTGTCTCTTCAAGTGTTCCTCCTGGCCATGTCTTATAACAAGAGTTTAAAAAATAGTTTACCCAACTCATTGTTAAATATGTGTACATGTCAGAAGCAACTGCTAACCTTATTTTGCCGAGCTCTGATTTCAGTATCGTATAATTCACTTGCTCCTTATTCTGCTTTGCGTTTTCATATAGTTGGTTTAAGTCCACGACGTCGGGTACGAAGTTTTTCCTGCATTTTAACTTGTGCAATTTCCCGTCACCAGTCTTAAACAATAAACGACCAATACTACTACTTCCCGTTGTCAGCCATTCTGTGTTTAAAACATAGTCTTTGAAAGATATATAGGGTATATAGTCAACCTTGACTGTTAGTGCTTCCTTGTATAATTCTTCCAAATTCCAATCTGGTGGTATGTGCCTCTCGTTTCCCCCATTTGCCAAATCCTTTCCTTCGTTCATTATGTTGAAACCTGGAAAGGGTGGGTTTCTATAGCCTACTAATGTTGCTGATTCAAAATACTTAAACCCATCTGGAGGATCAAAGTTTTTAGTTTTCATATAGTCATTGATCACCTTTGCACATTTAATATAGTGCTCAATTCCATCGTCAAAACACCCCCAAACAGAATAATTGTTGAACCAATCATCACCTAATATGTATCTGGCCCAACATATGTTTAGTACTGCGATGTAATCAAAATCACCAAATAAATGGCTCAAGGTATCTCTGAGTTTCTCTTTAAG